CCAGTCACAGCAGTTTTTAATTTTGAACCGGGATTAGCTTTTTTGTAGGCTTCCACACCTTTTTTGGTCATACCCGCGCCAGACTTGGTTTTGCGGTAATTTCCACCTTTACCCGTAGTCTTGCGTATCGTGTTTTCTTTTTTACGAGGCATCAGAGGGGTCCTTGTTCTTTGACCAAGACACCCTCACCGAACACGCCAATGTCTGCCGTCTGATTCGACATCTTTAACTGAAACTCAATGGTTGACTTAGCGGAAACCCTGAACGGCAGAACCCGTGAAATGTCCATGCGAGAAGTAAAGCTCGTTTGAGCAACGTCAAAAACCCGGCCATCGGGAAAAGTCACTTGGTTTCTGAACGTCATAATTTTAGTGTCGTTGTTAGCTGTCGCTGTAAAAGCGTCGATGCGACCGAGGTAGAACGAGTGCCCCGTAGGAACCGTATAGATCGCCGCTTGGTTCCTTCCCCGACCTGCGATAATCTTCGCGTAGACAGTGCCGCTGTAACTAGCAGTCACATCACCAACAGCGTTCCCGCTAACAGTGATTAGATCATTAATCCTGAAAAACTTTTGGGCAGTAACAACAGGAGTAAGCCCGTTTAATGCAACAACCTCAGACACAGGGTCAAAGTCCACGTCAACACCAGAAACCAAGATACTCACAGATGTATCACTGGCGCTCGTACTTACTAGAGACAGATTCTGCTCGGCACCCAGAAGCGGTAACACGCCGTCGTTCTCCCAAGGGGTAACAAACACAGTGCCAATTGCAGGATTTGTCCCAAATAAGTTACGAACAGAATGCCCCGGGATTTGGCCCCGGGACACCTGAAGCTCAAATGGCTCAGATGTTCCAACTTGCGTTATGGAACGAATGTCAGCCATCCGAATCTCCTTATGACAAAAAGATTGTCAAATCGTTATTGGCACCAGTAAAAGCACTTACATATGCTCCACCCGTCGCCAAAACTCCATCGTCAGGAATGTTTAAAACGTGCATTCCCACAGGAAACGGCTGTTCAATTAACGTCTCTCCTGAGTTAGAGCCATTTTTTATTGTAAAACTGCCAGCGGTTTCCGCGTACATTACAACTTGTCGAATGCGAGAGCGTTGAGGCCCAACAACAGCGGCTGTTGTGCCTTGAGGCCAAGCATAAGCCTTTACTGGTCCTGCCATGTTAGCCTCCTATTAAGATAGTGCAGCGCCAACAGCAGTTACCCAAGCCGCGCCTGTGTTGATAACAATGCAATATTCATTGTTGCCTGCGCCATTATCGCTAACGATATACGCTGTGCCAACCGCAACATCGCCAAAAGCTGGCAAGTTAGCAGTTGTAACTACGGGGATTTGGAAACCGTTGTTGGAACGAACGGGTCCTGAAAAAGTTGATAGAGCCATTTGAATCTCCTGTCGTGGCTAAAGTCAGCCGCACCATGCGACTGTCAGGGATATTTACATGATACAGATGTTTTAGAAAAAGAAAAGGGCCACCGAAGCAGCCCTTTCCTTAAATTAAGTTCGAAACGGATTAGGCTCCGGGCGAACCAAATACAGCGCGTGGATCGGAATAGCCGAAGCTATAACGCTCACGAGCTTTAAAGCGCATGTTGCCTGTGTCAAAATCAGCTTCCATGTTTGTACGCATTGGTGAGCGTTCAAAATGCTTAAAGCCGTTTGGAGCATCAGTTTTAATGAACCACGCGTCTGGGTCGGTCAAGAAATGGTTAACTGTGTAACCTTCAGGAAGCATACCCATGTTGCGAACTGCGTTGATGTCATTATCAGCAGTTCCAACGCGAAGAGTTGATTCCAACAAACGATCTGCAACGAATTGCAGTTGTGGTGGAATAATCATCTTCATGCCGCGAAGAGCAATGATCATGTTACGCTCGTCAACGAACGTCGAAATATCAATGAGAGCATTCTCAAGAGAAGTTTCGTTTAGATCAGACGCTACTGCTGGCTCGTTGCGGAAAGTTCCGCCACCAGCAAGAGGGTGTGCCGCTGAACAAAGTTCAACACCGTCACCACCAGTAAAGTTTGCATCAAACGCATTGTTGAGCGTTGCAGCAGCTTTAACTTGCTTAGTGTGAGCCATAGAGCGTGCCAAAGCACGAGTATAACGAGCGCCAAGGCGGTCATACAAGTTGTCTTCAACAGCTTCTTCAGTAAGTGCAAATGCGAGGGCAACTGTTTCGTGTGAGTAACGAGCAGTGTATGCTTCATTTGCATTGTCAAACTCAACGCCAGAACCTTCTGCTTTTGAAGGTGCATTGCCAAATCCGACGAGCATGACCTCCTCTTCAAACGCACGGTCTGAAGACTCGGTTTCGTAGATCGCAGCATGTTCGTTTTCGTAACGATCATACTCCATGCCGAACAAAGCGTTGAGGCCCGGTTCTAGCTCTTTGACCAGTTGTGAACGTGAAATAGCCATAACTCAGTCTCCTTATGCCAGACCCGCAGTGCCAGCACTGAACAGGTGGTTATTGATTTTTACGACCACGTTAGTGTTCGCGGCGGAAACATCGCTATTCTCAGGATCTTGAGAAATGTCGATTGCTTTGAGTGGCAAGCCAGCGGTTGCAGCACCAGTTGTGACATCAATCTCAGTACGAGAATTTCCACTTACTGTGCTACCTGCTGTTGCATCCACAATGTCGAAGTTGCCAAACAAGTCAGCTACAGGGAATGCAGCGTCTGCTTGGATTTCGAAAGTTGCGGCTGGATCATCAATGACATTTGCAAAGATTTCAGTTCCAGTTGCGTTAGCAGGCCAATAGTTTGAGAAAACTATATTACCATTTGGATCTACATATGAGCAGCCATTAAATACACCCAAAATCAGATCTGTGTTACCAGCAGGCACACGAGTGATTGTTCCGTCTGTAGCAACCGTTACTAGGTCGCCTTGGAAAATACCTGTGTTATAGCCTGAAGCAATACGATACCGATTTTGCCGCTGAGAGCTAGTGCTCGTGCGGACAGGGCGAAGGCCGAAAGGGGCGTCTTGATTCGCCATTTTACTTATCCTTCAGTTTTACTCCGAGAACCAAAGCTCACGGAAGATTTGCGTTGCGCTGCCAGTTTAGGCATAGCTGGATTGTTTTCGCGCATCCAGTCACGATCAACGGCTTCCATTTGGTTATTGGTAACGCCTTGATAGTGATGATTCCTCTGGTCTGCCATTTCGTTGGGGATACGCGCCAATACTAAACCGCCAACACCAATGATGCCTGCGTTGCGTCCCTCATCTACTACTGGTCCAAACCACTCTGGATATTCCTCTGCACGAACGAGTTCATATCCCTCTTGCCGCCGTTTATGGACGTTTGTCTTGTCATCAAATTCCATCACAGATTCACGAATCCAACGATGTTTGTATCCAAGCGGAGCCTCTGGAGCATCTAATGCTGAACCGGGACGCCATACTTTGCGCTCTTCGAGCTCCCGCGATTTTGACTCGCGTGACGATCTATCAGTCATATTAATTTCTCCGATTTGCGATTTTGGCAACTTCAGCAGCATATTTGTCCAGAGGTATGTTTAACTTCTGTGCTAAAGCGACTTGACCCGCATTAAGTTCTACTTGCTTTTTCCGTCCAGATTTAGGGCTGCGATTTCCGCTACCCGCAGGTGTGACAGCTTGGACGTTCTTTCTGTCAGCCTGAAACTTGTTTGGCATTTCTCGACGCATACGTCTGTCGATCTCTGCATAATAATCGTCACTGGTGGGATCGAAACCCTCTTCCGCAACTAATGTATTGTGAATTGCCCTAGCCGCACCAGTCATAACTTTGTCACCGTTAGGACCAAACCAAGTGTTTTTCTCCATCCAAGATTCTAACTTTAAATCTCGGGCCGGAGCTTGACGCTGTTGTGGCTGTTGTGGAGCCTGAGCCTGCTGTTGAGATTGCTGTTGCTGTTGTGCAGAGCGTTGTTTCTGCATCCGCAAACGCTCTTTTTCAATAGCAATTTGAGAAATTGCTGCTTGAGCCTCAGCAACTTTTTCGTACTCCCCAGCTTCATAGGCTTCAGTCATAGCACGTTTAGCTTGAGCTTCTTGAGTTGTTATACGACCTTCGTATTCACTCATATACCCCTTGTCCAAATTGGACAAACGCTTCTTGTATTGCTCATTTTGCGCTTGAACTTGTTGAATATACTGAACAGCCGCTGCAGCTTCCTCTTCTGCATGACGCCTAGCAGCAGTAAGCTTTTTAATTCGCTTATCTACCTTTTTACTGTACTTGCCTAGCTCAGAGTCATCATCATCGTCATCTCGAACATTTGTTCGGGTTGAGCCATCATCGGAATCATCATCGTTACTTGCTGAAGCAACGTAACTATCGTCATCATCTACCTCAACGGAAGTAGCATTTTCAAAATCTTCTTGGTCTTCAGCTTGCATAAGATTTCTTCCTTCTGTGATCTTTATACATAAGAAATGTCTTTGGGGTCAAGGATCGTTGCAATAATATTATCGTCATTTATCACACGAACCTCAAGACCTTCCACTTTAAAGCGGTTTCCAGCATATCGTCCTATAAGAACCCAATCTTTTTCATTACACCAGTTCCCTGTTGGGAACTTTTGGGAGTCTTGGTATGCGTCTGGACCTAGCTTAACGACATAAGCGGCTACAGTCGCAAATGCTTCTCTATCGCGAACCGCGTCAGGAACATAAAGCCCACCTTTGGTTTTCTCGCTTGGATAGAATGGAATGATCAACATCCTATAGCCAGTAGGCTGTGGAAGTCTTTCAATAACAGACGCACCAATTTGTGATGGATCGTCTTCATTTTTACTCTGCTCTTTTGGCTTACCAAATGCAGTTTCCAAGGGCTTGGGTATGTCTTCCATGCCTTTGGGATTGTTAATTTTTTTAGCAACGTGGTCAGGAACGAAAAGTTTTTTAGTCATCTGAGTACTCTATGTTTTTCATTGAGGTTCTGATCTCATCTTCCATAAAAGTGAGACCCTTTACTTGTCCAACTATGTATCTGTACTCAGCAAAATCCTGCACGTTTCCAGTACTTAAAGTTACCTCTAAGTCTTCACGCTTTTGACGCAGCTTTTTGTACAGATAATCAGCTAAATGCAGTGAGTCCATGATATTCTCCCACTAGAACTTTATAAGATCTAGCGGGAAACACAAGTACATATCCCAATATTTTAAAAAACACCCATGAATTTCTGGGGTCTTGATATTGAGCTAAACCTACTTAGACTTTTTCGAGGCTGTTTTTTTCTTTGCGGC